AGCAAACCCAAGAAGTGATCCTACTAAGCTTAACATTATTCTGCTTTCCTTTCGTTGGCTACTGGCGGATGTTTGCCGTTGTGCATGGCATATAGCCGGTCATAATTTTTTTCAAGCTGTTTAACATTAGTTAGCATTTCTGCTAGTTGCATGTGATCTCGTCTAAGGTTTTCTGGAGAAGCCATCTTAGCAAGAATATTTATGCGTTGCTCCTGAGTTTCTGTAGAGGTATTAAGTTTGTCACACCTGCTATCCATTTTTCTTAGACGTTGTTCTACGTCTTCTAAAGCTTCTGATAGTTGTTTTATTTGCATTTTAGCTACAGCACTGGCTCCAGCTACACTAAACAAGACACCTCCTAAGGTTAATACAGTTCTTAAATCAATCGCTCCTTCCATACTTAACCTCTTCTTTAGTAGCTTTAGAAGTTACAAACTTCCAGTCTGTTCCCATAAAAACTAGACAAACTGCTCCGTTTAGTTCAGGAGGAGATAGTGTAAGAATCCAGTGTCCTTCAGAAGTAACAGACAGTTTAATCAAAGCTCCTTCTCTAATTCCGTAACCACGAATCAGTTCAGAAGGTTCAAATATCTGACTTTCTTCTTTTCCTATACAAGGTATTTCATTTGCTTTAGCTGTGGTAGAGTAAACCGCTAGAGTTATTAAAACAAAAACCCAAAGAAAGAAAGATCTTCTTATCATTAGTCAAATCCTACATTGTCAGGTTTGCCGATAATTTCAGCAAATTTGCGATAGGGAAACCCCCTATATTTATAGGTTGCAGGATCAGCTTCACTACGCCATGACCCGTAGGAACCATATTCAGCAAACATTTCATCAAACTCTTTGCCGGTCATATCAGATAAAACTTCACGGGTTTTTTCATAACCGCAAGGAAGGCAAAGAAACTTTTGATCTTCAGGCCGATCACAGTCACATCCAACTGCCATTAACGCCTGTAAGTCAGTAGGAATCGACTCTAGTTGCTCAAATCTACCAGACAATGTTGCAGCAATAGCGTCGTGATTAAACGCTTCGCCTTTTGCAATAGGGTCTAAGGTACGAGAACCTGCAAAGTAAACATCAACACCGTCCGTTTCAAAAACATCGCGCAACCTTTCATAACTATCTGTTGCGGTGTTTTCTAAAGATATGCCAATTACAATTCCATCTGGCAAATGCCTGTCGATCAAAGATTTATAACCAGAATAGCGAGGTTCAAGAATTCCGAGGTTTACGGTTTCAGTAAAACCCTCGCGGATTGGAACTTGATTTTCAACGTAGCTGTTAGGCCACTGAACAATTTCAAACGTAAAATCTCGAACATTTGACTTAAGCCAATTAACCATGTTTTGCGCTGCATTTTTTTCTCGTGACCCTCGCCACGGATCATCCGTTACATTATCAAGCCACTCCTCTTCGGAATAGGACGCAATAATTTCATGATCCGTTTCAGTAAGCCAACGGTGAAGTACATAAGTAGAATTTACTCCTCCAGAAAAAGGTATAAGAACTTTAGCCATTAACTTGTTGCTCCATAATATGTACCTGATCCGCTAGTCGTAACAGTTAAACCGCCTTTATTTACAGCTTTACCTGCCGTTCCTCCAGCGCCCCCTGCGCCACCCGATCCGGCACTTACCGTAACATGACAGCCGTTGCTGGGGGTACTTCCGCTGCTACCCGCAGTTCCAGCAGTTCCGTCCTGAGCGCGGCAAGATGCGCCGCTTGATCCGGCTGATCCTGCTGATCCTGTAGACCCGCATGTGTTTCCCGGTCCACAACTATAACCGCCCTTTCCGTCACTTACCTGAGTTGCCCGACAGCCTGCCGATCCGCCTCCGCCAGCACCACCGCCTCCCCCTGAGCCTCCGCCCACATGGGTGCCATTATTAACTACTGCATAGGTGCCACTGCCGGACGTTATTTCAAATTTAATAGCGTCGGTGCCATTGCCACCTGCGCTTCCCGCTGAGTTTGTCCCGCCGTTGGACCCTTGCGCCCCGTCAAATCCACAGACAGTAGCACTTGATGCAAGATTAATGGTTAGGTTTGACGCTGCATTTAGCGCACCAGTTCGAATTGCTGGGTTACCACTCGTCGCAGTAATAGCAACGCCACTAGCTATGTTTACAGTAATAGCTGTTGTATCACTTCCTGCATTGTATCCCGCAGCGGTTGCCAATGTAAGAATATTTACATCTGACGTGTTTGATGTAATGTCAAGCGTAATTCCACCACTAACAGAGTGACCGCCTTGTACCGCAGGCATAAACATTACTGAAGAGCCTTAACAGTCAATGCGGAAAACGTGGTTGATCCGTCGTTATACCTTGTGATGTACATGAAAAATTCATGGCCGTCTGTAGTCGTAAGGTCGTCTCCATCAACCTTGGTAAATCCGCTTGTAGTTATAGTTCCGGCTGAAGCATTGTTTTTGTACAAAATTACCATTGTAGAGTTGTAAGCAGGAGGGGCAAGAGTATGCGCTCCGCCGTTAACTGCGTGTTGAAAATTAGACGTGCGTGGGTCTGGAGTAAAAGTACCACTGCTTTTGGTTCCTGCATCGCTGTTTGCAGAAGTATATCCAACGGTAAGTTCATCAGTAGTGTCAGCTTTTAACGTGTCAGCATCAAACTGTTGAAGAGTTACACCAAGGTCAGCAGAGTCATACTTAGTGTTTACCGCAGTTTGAACAGCACTAAACTCAGTGTTAAAATCTGCACCAGAAATAATTTTATTAGAGTCAGAATCGGCTAGAGCATCTTTGCCAGACCAGCTAACTTGAATTGTATAATCGCTCATTTGTTACCTCTTGTGTTTAACTTCGTGAAGAATATCTAGCTATTCCATACAATGATTTACTACTACCGTAAAGAGCTTGGTCACCATCATCAAAGGGCGCTCTTTCGTCTTGTCGTTGGTTAGAAAGTTTTATAAACAACTGTTGCTTTGACCACTTAGGAGTCTGTGGTTTAGGCATGGGTTTAAATAAAGGTTTTGTTCTTCCGCGTGGCATTAGGATATCCTAAGTCTTTCTCCTGCCCAACGAGCAAGGTTTTTCTTTTTCTTTTCCTCTGTCATTTTTTTCTTTTTCTTTTTGACAAAGCTACCGGCTTTTCGATTTTTAACAGGTTTCATAGTACAACACCATATTCCTTGTTACGTTGTCTAACCAATTCTAAAAGCTTGTCTCGTTCCTTATCCCACACTTCTTTTAGCATTTGAGTGTCTACTTTAGGATTGTCATCAATAACTCTGTTTACTTTTCCAGTAGGAGTTTTAAGTGCTTTTGTAACTTTCTTAATTTTTTTATCTGGAGGGGTAAACAATCCTCCTTTGTAATCTTTTAATGCTACGGTGTTTGGAACTTCACCTTTTTCATTTGATTTGTTTCCCGGTGTTTTACCGGAGGCTACCGAAGGAGTTTCAAAAGATTTTTCTTTAATAGGGTCTAGGTCTTCTTTATCTGAAAGCAACGATAAAATGTTTTCAATATCTGCCGCTTCGTCTTCAAACTCTTCAGTATCTTTAAATTCCAATTCGTTTTCTTCTAAAAAACTATACAACTCTTCCATACTTGCGGCAGGATTAGCTTGTTTAAAAGTCTTGGTAAGCAATTCTTTATATAGCTGTGCTATCTTGTTTTTAATCTTTTCCAGTTCTAGATTGTAACTGGTATCCGATAAGGCTGCTTCAAGAGTAATCATATTAGCTTATCCTGTATAAGGGTGGGAGTCCCCAGCCATTAGACCGGAGACTCCCTAGACCTACTTAGGTAGCAGGTACAACAAAGGCAATACCAGCGTTGTCGCGGAGTTCCGCAACACCGTACAGCGTATCAGCCGTAAACAGGTCACCGAGGTATTCCTGCTTGTACTGGGTCTGCGAACGAACACCCATTTGTTCGGCAAGACACAGAGCATCTTTGTGCATCATGACACCAACGCGCTGGGCATTGGAGTTGATGGACGGGCAGTTGGACGAAACGTAAACGTCCATGCCGTAGATGCTACCGATCTTGCCGGTCTTGATGGCGTCACCGTTACCAATGAACTGCTGTTCAGTGAAGCGGTTGATGCCGAGCATGTCGTTAGCAGCAATCGGAGGAATAACCATGCAACGGTTATCCGAAGGAACGTCAGCGTTATCCAGCTTGAGGATCATGGCACGAATACCAGCATCCGTCAGGTCAGAAGCGTTTGAGGAGTTACCCGTGTACAGGGTCGTTCCATCACCACCGATAACAGCCTTTTCATAAAGAGCCGCACCTGTGCCGCCTACTGTTCCGCCCTGAAAGCCTTCAGCAAGCGTAAACAGGTCCGTATCAACCTGCGTAGCAAGAGCATAGCCAGCGTCGTCGGTGTAGAACCGTT